CTTCTCAGTACCTCGAGAAGGATGGGGCGCACACATTTTCAAATGTTGCGCATGTATGTGAAGAGCATGAGGCAACCCTTAACCCTAAGTATTTTAGTGTTATGGGACAAATTCGCCGTAATCCTAGATATACGAACAAAAGGATTATGGACCCGCAAATTAAGAGTTTTGTGGATGAGGTAGGAATTGAGATTCCGCCTGAATGGGGTTTGCCTACCCCGAATGCTAGAGCTGCTTATAAATCGTTATCGAAATATGGAAAAGATATTCCTCCCCACTCGAAGAGTATGGTAGAGGATATGAATCTTGCCTGGGACATGACAACCCAACATTTCGGTCTTTATATGAAAGACTCACGAGTTTTGAGCTACGAAGAAGCTAAGTCTCATTTAGATATGAGCACTTCTAGTGGTGCCCCCTTCAATCAATATTATCCAACTAAACAAGAGTTGTTTGATAATGATCCGGATATAGATCCATGGTTAATTGAAGATTGGGAAGTTATGGCAGACGACCGGTTGGAATGGACCTGCCTGTTTACAAACTCGTTGAAAGAGGAGCTCAGAACTGAGGAAAAGATTGCTGAAAATTCAATCAGAACTTTTCTCTCGGGCGGTACTGATGCAGTTGTGCATGGTACTCGTTTATTTGTTGATCAAAACGAGAAGATGAATGCTTCGCATTTACAATCCGCGTCGGCAGTTGGAATGAGTCCCTTAAAAGGAAAATGGGACCGGCTGTTTCGAAAACTTAATGTTTTCCGCAAGGGTTATGCGTTGGATGAGAGTCAATATGATTCTTCTCTCCGTGCTTATATGATGTGGGGTTGCGCTCGTTTCCGTTGGAAAATGTTGCGCAAGGAAGATCAAACACCTGCAAACAAACGAAGAATCCTAGTTTATTATAGAAATTTAGTGAACACCGTTGTGATTTGCCCTGATGGGGTGTTGGTCATGAAGAAAACAGGTAATCCTTCGGGATCTGTTAATACTATCAATGATAATACATTGATTTTG